TTTTGTTGTTGTAAATTGTTAAAATACGGTACTAAAACTCCACTAATGAAAGCGTTGACCTCTTTTTCATTTGTTTGTTGTTTGTTGATTTTATTTTTAACCTTCAAACTTGGTTGAAGGGGTGATTTTGATTTTAAATTTTTGCTTTTATTGATATTGGTTTTGATAATTTTTACTTGTTTTGAAGTGTTTGACATTATGCGGTAAGTATACTTGTTAAGAAAGTGTGTGATATAAATCTTGGCCCAGTTGACGGGTGATCAAGTATAGCTTGTGTCAATTTCTTGAAAGACTTCTTGGTGTACTTCTGCTGTTCGTCAACTATCTTATCTGTCTTGCAGTTTTCCATCCTAATTATTCTGTTTCCGTCAGGGGTTTTACAGTATACTCCCTCATAGATTGTCTCAACAACCAAACCCTTTGATGGTCTATCCGAAATACAAGTGTGCATATTGTGTATCCATTCAACTGGGCAAAGTCTGGAAAACAATTTTCTTGATAAATCAGACAACGGGTCTTGTTCAAACAATCGTTGTGTGTAAGGCGATACTCCGTAACATCTTTGAAAAAGAAGTCGTGTGTCGTTATTAATTATCGTTTCTGCCAATATAGGTGCCTCGTACTCAGCCAGCAAGTCAAAATAGCGATTCTTCTCATATAGAGGTATGTGCATTTTATTGACTAGCTTTAGCAGTGTTGATTTCGACATTTTTGTGTCTAGTTTCTTCAACATCGCCTTAGCATAAGCAGAAGACATTGGGCAATTTGGGTGTTCAAACAAGTGACTAATGCATTTAAGTGCTATCAGCTGGTCTTTCAATTTTTGTTTGGCTAACATATATTGCTTCGGTATAAATGTTAACTTTGAAATCACCATAAATGGATTTGTCATTGTTTGCCCACTAGTTGAAAATCTCATGCCGCAGAAGCTGAGCTCTCCAATATTATCTGCAACATCAAATGTGACTTTAAACCCTAACTTTCTAAGAACAGTCAAGTCTGGGATGGTGTCGCAGTTGATTAATCCATCGTCTCCTTCAAATACCGCTATGAAGTCGATACCTTGAGTTTCAAATAGAAATGTTATCAATATAATATTTGTAAGAACATTGCCAAGTGCTGTATTCATAGCTCCACTGTGTCTTCCTGCAATTCTGGACGTCTTAAACCATTTGGTTTTTGTCACTACAGTGCTGGAAAGTAAACTTAACAGTTGGTCTACGAGCTCCTTGGTTTCTGTTGAGCAATCTTTGAAGAAATGTTTATATACTAAGAATTCTATTTTTTCCATCCATTGTCTAGAAATTGACCCCTCCAAAGAGGTAAAGTCAGTCTCAAGAAACTTCCGAAATCGTCTTAATCTGTTCTTAATATATTGGGCTCTCTTATTCACAGGGATATGTTTTACGATCTCCGGCATTTTGTACAACTCCCTTTCAATTTGACTAAACATCCATCCGTAGAGGCACTTAGCTAAATCGTCAGGAGTGTATATAGCTCGGGAGTCTGTGGCTTTTTCATAAAACTCCGACTTTGTGAAGGCTCCATGTACACCTAATTCTGAAATCATTTTCTTTTGCTGCTGTGGGTCGGCTTTGCAAAAGTCTTCATATGCTTTCGTGTACTGTTTTTGTTTGCTTTTGCTTACTCCCTCCAGATAATCTTTCATTGTGGTTAACTCAGATTCCTTTATTGAAGGTATTCTTGCGAGAAATGTTTCTTTCACCCAAGTTTCCAATTCAGCAAAAACTTTTGGATCCGGCTCAACTGATTCACTGCACAGCCTACCAACGTAGCCTTCCAATATTACCTTGGGACTATTCGTAGTTGGGTGCGGTGGAACTATACCAATTCCACGTGGATCAAGCACACCTTCCGCTCGACTCTTGTAAGCAGCTGAAACAGAAGTGGCTCCTTTCTTAATCATTGAAACAGCGACAGGATTACCAACGGCTCTTTTCTTC